GTAAATGCTGTAAAGGTGTTTCAAAGTTTTGTGGTAATTTTGAATGGGAATATGCTGAAGAGAGGCCGATATCTAAAAATAAAAAGCCTCTCAAAAAATACGTGAAATGGTAACTTTCTTGATTACTTCATTCCGCCAAACATTTTACCGAGTTTACTGGTAGGAGCTGCTGGAGGGGGTGGAATAGATTCTCCACCTAGATCCTCTTCTCCAGGGACGGCTGGAGACATGGCCCCTGCATCCCCAAGAAGAGCTTTTATCTTATTTAGAACATCGGGTGAGACAGTGTAACCAGCAGACTCTAAAGCAGCCTCTAGACTCGTTTCCGAACCTTCCTCTGCCATCGAATCCCCAGGTTCACCCATTTCACCACCAGGCTCGCCCATTAGACCCTCGATGTCTAAGTCTGGTTTTGGAGCGCCACCCATTGGAGAGGGAGGAGTATTACCCATAGGGCCTCCCATCGCGCCTTTAAATGCTGAAGGACTAAAAGCCATGTTAATACCCCTTATTTCTTGTCATAGGCTACAGAGATAGCATCTACTTCAAAACGAATTGGAGAAGATGTTGCAGCGTCATAAGCAGCCAAGTGACCAGCACGAGCGAATAACTGAAGAGCAGTTGTTGCTGTGGTTGAGTTTACAGTAGCTACTTTTTTGTTGTTTAAATACAAGAATGCACCGATACCAGCTAAATACTCAATACGAATTGAGAATGCTGTTAAGTCAGTTGGAATAGCTACGAAAGCTGATGAGGTTGTACCAACAACAAGTTTCATAGTATTAGCAGCGAACTCAACATAGATTGCTGATTGTCCTGCAACTTGTGGACCAGTGCCAATGAGAGTTGCAAAGGTAGCATGAGCAGTTGCCATCAAGCCTACTTGTGCTTTTGCTTTGGTAGGTATGGTACTACGGTTAGTCCAGTTAGTAATATCACAAATATAACGGAAGGAAGTAGCAGCAGGAACAGAGAACACTGTTACGCCAACACCATCATATTGAGAGAAACCAACATTGGATTCAGTCACGTTTACATCCAAGCAGCTCATATTAAATGCTGAACGTCCATCAGGAAATCCACATTCTACGCCTGAAACAGCACTATAAAGAGCAGCACCAGCTAGAGCATGTACATAGAGAGAGCCGTTACATCCACCGCGTACTTTGCGAGAAGTTGTTATCCCACCAGTAGGGATAAACTTAGAAATCGTTACTACGGAAGTCATGATTTATTCCCCTTTCTTAGAGAGTGACAACACAAACAGCAACAGCAATACCATCAGCCATGGCAGCATCGGCCACTGCGGCAGCGGTTGTTACGTCTTTTACATAAAATTGAATGAAGCCGCCTGCATTTGGAACAGCGCAAGCGAACACTAAGTCATTACCCAATGTACTGTTGATAGTACAAACAACACGGCTAGTAGCAATCAAACCAGCAATCGCAAACTGTCCACCACCAGCTGTTACACCAGAGAAAAACCTTGGAGAATAGACAGGAGCGACATTCACGCCGTTACTGACTAACAATTGATTAGCAGCAACAGGTTCTACATAACCAATGTCTACGCCAGCACCAGCTACAGGAATTGCACCAGCAGCAGTAGAAGCGGCAGCTGTGGCATATTTAGGGGCGGTATTTACAGCGTTAGAAACGAAGAAACGACCTTTAGCTACAGGCTCTACATAAGCAATATCGACACCTGCACCTAGAAGTGGGAGAGCACCGGCAGCTGTAGATGCAGCAGCAGCAGCGTAAACAGGTTGTTCACCAACACCTTGAGAGACAAAGAAACGTCCCTTAGCAACAGCAGGAAGAGCAGTTACAGTGTTTAATGCAGTGTTGTCACAAACAATTAAATCGCCTTTAGTAGTAACAGTAGCTACAGATAATGAACCATCATCAGCAGCATCTTCCATTACAGAAGCATCAAAGTTAGCGTGAACGCCACCAGTTAAAGCACTCAATAAATAGCCATCAGAATCAGCACCAGTTACAGGGTCAGCTAGTCTATTCTTAGAAATCCACTCAGCATGTTGATATGGTATTGCACCAAATTTTTCAGTCATATTTATTTCCCTTTCTTAGAGAAACCCTGTGTAGAGGCCACGAATAATTTCAGAATCCTCTACACCCGGAATAAGTTAATTACAAGGAGATGATGTTAAATCCACGGATAGCACCAGCATCACGAGGAGTTCTCATGATGTTTTCCATCTTCACTGTATTATAGGATTCAATTACGTTTACACGTTTTCCATTAATAAGTGACAGGAAGCTTGATTGGCCATTGACGTCTACCTTCTCAATTGTACCACCGTACATTTCGATTGAGTTCTTAGGCAACAGGTAAATACGATTTTTACGCATAGATGTATGCATTTCAAGCTGGTAGGTCTTTCCACCGAACTTAATTAATTTAGCACCGTCTTCACCACGGATGCCTTTTCCGTCTGTGATAATACGTTGCTGCTCAGATTGAGAAATCATGGAAGCATAAACCATAGGATTCATTGGAAGGATAGACCAACCAGTCTCAAGGCTACGATTACGGTTTGCATGTTCAGCTAGGAATGTAAAGAAGGTATTAAACTTCAGATTTTGTCCACCAAGATTCTTGATAGTTGGGAGATATTGGAGAACCTTATTGCGGTTAATTCCATGGACTACATAGGATTGTTCCATAAGTAGGGTTTCAATACCTGTACCAATGTAAGGGTTGATTTGAGTAATATCAGTGGTTCCAATTGTCCAGCCAATTCCTAGCATGGATAAGCCCATTGCATTTGTGTTAGGAATGTACAGAGGATGTACCAAATATGCTAAACCATAAGAGAACACGTTGGTGAAACCAAGAGCAGAAGCTGCACCATATACTACTGTACTTGAAGTGTCATAAGCAGCAGACATACCAGCTACAGGGAAGCAATATAATCCACCAGTAAGAGTTAAATTAGGAATCCATGAAACTGTCTGGAAATCTGTGTTGGAAACATAAGCACCAGGAGAAGTTGCAGCAGCCTTGGTAGTTGTACGACCGGGCATAACATAAATAGCATCATTTTCTTGTTCAATTTTCACGACGCGAAATGCATCGTAGGTAGCCATATTAGTTGCACCAGATGCAATAGTTGTTCCAGTAATACCTTGGTCAGCACCGAATCCAAGAATTAGCAAGCGAGGGGTTGCAGCGGCATCAGCAACAATGGTTGTACCATCATTTGCAGGGTTCTTATCAGCGAAGAAGAAGGAAACCATGGAACCTTCAACTAGGTGAGCACAATCACCAACAGCAGTATCCAACGAAGAAAGTTTAATCTTAATTGGGCTTACATTAGCAGCATTACCAGCAGCGGCAGTATTTGCACTGGATAAAAGGATACAAGAACCAGCAACGATACCTCCACCGCCTACACTCTGAAGGTCAACAGTACGAGAGACACCAACAGCGTCATCATTTGGTCCAATTCCGATAGGAGTAGCAAAGCGACCTGTACCGTCACCAAGCATTTGTACGTTCATAAATGATTTTTGGAACATAGTTTTTTGGTCAAACTCAAGCTTCATACTATTGATGTATGCCTGTGCTTGAGACTTGGTCATTTGGTCCATAAATCGCTCGAATTGCATAGTAAATGTCTGGAACTTTGGAACAACAACTCCAGTTAGAGAACTTACTTTATCTCCAGGAGCAAAATAACCTGAGTTCAAATCGATACCCGCAAATGCACCACCACCTGCGTCAACTGTGAGAGAATATCGAACTTCTTTACCCCAAGGCCATTCATTTTTCTTAACAATAGCATCGAGTCCGTCTACTTCTTTCCAGAGAACTTTAGAGCCATTCTCTTGGATAATTTTCAGAAGTTCAGCCTGTGCTAAATTACCACTTGTAAATGTTGGAGAACCTGCTAATACTGGCATACTTTATTTCCTTTACCCTTTAACTCGGACTTCACCTGATCCAACTTTGCGGATGAGGTCAGCCCACATATCATCGGTGTTCTTATATGCGGAACTACCTGCGCCATTTTGATTCCTACCAGCATTCATTCTGTTAGTGGAAGCTTGTAATTTATTTGTGGCTTGTTGCCTTGCTGCTTGAGTGGCTTGACCCACTTTTTTATTTATTGACTTCTGTGAGCCTGCAATAGTGTTTGCATAGCGAGCTAGACGGTTTGTGAGGGTGATTAAATCTACATCATGTCCTTCATTTGCCAGTCTACTTGCGTATGCTAATTGGTCATCAATCATGTCGGAGAGAATAGCATGTGTCTCTGCTGGAAGTTTACTACTCCATTTCTGGAATTCATTCTGCCTCCAGTTTTGTACTTGCTTGATATTCTCTTGTTCAATAGCCTGTAATCTTTTCTGCTCGAATTGTTGCTGCTGTTGTTGCTGTCTTTCTTGTTGACGAAGAACGTATTCTGCTTGACGAAGTTTACGGAAATATTCTTTCTGTTCTGCACTTTGTTGGAGATTCTGAGACAGGTCTTTCACCCATTCAGCTAGTTTCTCTTCATTCATATCTTCAATAATTGCATTGAGTATTTCAACAGGTTCTTCAGCAACCATTCTATCAAACTCGTCAGCATCGGCAGCTCTCTCTTTGTAAGTAGCTACTTCGGTTCTGAGTTGTTTATTTTCTTTGAATATTTCAGGAGCAATTGCTGCACGTTTTAGATAGTGGTCAAGCTGTTCTTTGTTTTCAATATTCAGCTCAATTTCTCTATCACCTAGTTTCTCTTTGAATACATACAGAGGGAGATTATCGTCTTCTGTCTCTGCTTGCTTCTCTGGCTCTAGATTTTGCTCGTACTCTTCTATTGTTTCAGAGTCAGAAGGTTCATTATTGTTGTATTCATCTTGTCCAAATGCGTTCTCATCGTGTTCCTTATTACCCAAGCCTATTTTATCTGCAAACCCATCAAATAGGTCATTAGTTGTAGGGACAGCTGTAGTAGAACTCGAATTGACAGGAGCACTAGCAGTTACATCACTGCCTGCTGCTTCGTCTGGACTTTGTAAGAAACTATTAAAAAACATAGAGGATTCTCCTTATTAATAATATAGAGCACTGTTTAGCTCAAAATCAAGCACCCACCTTAAATAGCGGGAGCCTGTGTTAAATTTTCAATACCTGTTGGTTCACGTTTAGGGGGTGTCCCTAGACTTGGTTGAACTCCGCCACCTTCCGGAGGAGGATTTTCTTCACCCATTCCACCTTGTGCTTCAGCCTTTAATTTAGCTAAAGCTTCAATATGCTCTTGTTTGTGTTGATACATAAATTGTTTGACATCTAGTGTAAGATTTTCAAATTCCATTGACTGCATAAACTCGCTCATAGATTCGATGTGTCCTTCATGCTCATGCCATGGTTGGACAGGAACTATGGTTTTCACTACCAATTCTAAGTTCTCTTTATCCTGAATTTGCTTAGACTTCTCAGCCAAATCTTTCACCTCAAGAACATCTCCAGATACAAGGACAGAAATGATTTTCTTCATATCTATTCCAGCATCTTGAAGAATATTGGACTTAACTAGCTCAAGAATTTGTTGTTTACGTGCAGCAGGGTCTATGGGTAAGTACATACCATAGTCACTGCTTATTCCATAATCGCCTTCTAGGTCTGCACTCTCAAAGAAAACATTATCTGATATTTTTGCATTTCCAACAATTTTGAGCATCCGCTTAGTTTTAACATATTGTTTTGTGTTACTCAAGCTCATCTCATAGATGTTCTTTATGAACTCTTTTTTCTTATTGAATAACCTAATGCGGAATTTATCATCCATTTCAATAGCTATTTGGACAGCATATGAAGATAATTCACGAGGTATTTGACCTTGGGAGAACTCACCCATTCCATATATTTTAGAGATTTCTTGACGTGCTATTTCTTCAAAACGCCAAATGTCTGTAGTGATATGGGTTGGAGTAATTTGTTTAGGTTCATTCCCAGTAGCAGGATTATAAAACAGAATATCGTAAGGATTATTCGTTCTCGCTTCGTCATTTAACCCACCTTCTGGAAGCATCATTCTTATGTTGCCGTGTAATTCAATGTTGGCTATTACCTGTGTAAACATTTGACTGAGAGCTTCCATCATTGGTAATGCGAACAGAAGACGACTCATACCATATGTGGAATTAGGGATATCAATATCTGTCAACATTGCATAGGGAATACGCCCATGGGAATACTTATTATTCTCTCTTAATACAAGCTTTGGTTCTTTTGCACAGACGAAAACAATATGTGTTCCTACCATCCCATTCCAAACTCGATGAGGCTCCCAATAATGGTACAGAGGGACTAGGGTGTTTGTCTCTGCTGTTACCTTATTATTGATATGCTTCCTGATGAGGTTCAATGATTCTTCAGAATTCATTTCCTCTTTAACTATTTCTATTATCTCTTCAGGAATATCTGAACAGGCAGCAAGAGCATTGAATTGTTTGAACTCAATCTCAAATACATAGTCAGCATTCTTCTCTAGAATAGTAGCAGAAGGGTCAATGAAGAAGCATTCAGGGCGTACACTTCTTAGTTCATATTCTCCTGTCATTGTAATTTCATCTTCAAGGGGATTGAAGTCTTTAGGGATTGAATCAGCTTCTAATTCTCCACCATCAGGATTCCAACCTACAAACACAACACCATTACCTTTGATAGCTGTATCTAAGTATGGACCCTTTTGCAGCTCCTCTGACATCTGGGTAACTTCTTTGATGTGTTCAACAATTACCTGTGCATTCTGAGCAGCCTTGTAGTTCTTAATATCTGAGTTAAGAGGTTTCATAACTATCTGTGGGTCTGAAATACTTAGCTTAGAATGTAGGAACATAGTAGCATGTATCAGAGCAGTAGAGTCTAGTCTAATATCATCGTCGCTTGGGCGTTTAATAAACAGCTGAGTAAGTAGTGCTGTATCTAATGCCCCTTCTCTCCAGTTTGATTGAACACCTTGGTATATCTCATTGCAGAGGTCGAATTCAATCTGTACTTTATTCATCACCTGTTGACACATTTCAAACTTTTTTCGTAAATCTTCCTTTAACTGGGTATCATCCAGCACTCTTAAACGAGCCATTTATCTCACCACCTTCCTATTTCTTACTTGTGCTTCTTCTGCCCTTTTCTTGACAGCCTCTATAAATTGGTCATGCATGTGAGACACTTTAATTAGTATCTCTAGTTTGCGGTCTGTCTCTTCTTTGTGCTTCTTAAATTCCTCTAACTTCTTGATAATCTTTTTCATCAACAGGAAATGTAGAATCAGCATGGATACAATGGTCACACAGTAAATGATTAAATAGTAGTTCATCTGCTTGTCCTTCTTACAAATCTTCTGTAATAAGTTTGTCTTCTTGTCATGGGCGGTTCTTTTGCCTTCTTCTCTTGTTGCTCAAAAAACTGAGCTTTTATGTAGTCTTTTTCTGTAAGTTGTCTAGTTGGCATCTGAGATTTGGAGGGTATTTGACGGATGAAGTACATGGCTGTATCCAACACATGGTCTTTCTTTTTCTCGATAGAACCATCAGCTTTGAATTGATAATCACTCGTCTGTTTAACTAATAAAGCGCCTGCTCTTTTGAACACCCCAACTTTTTTGGTAGAGATTGCTCTTTTAGTCTCCATAATTGCAGCTGCTCTATTTTTTAACATGCATGGAATAAAACCGAACTTTGCCCCGTTAGAGCCAAACCAGGCTTCTGCGTTGTCATAGAGGGACAGAGTGTAGATGAATCCAGGGTAGGGCTTTAATCGCTCTATCTCCTCTAGAATCATTGTGTCAGTGGCACGTTTGGACTTCCAATTGAACTCCATTGCGATGTAACAAATCCATTGGCCAGTATCCGGATTTTCACACCACTCGGAATAGCCTGTAACGTGACTTGCTGGATCAACAATTCGACATCTTCTCCATTCGTGGGGAATATGATGGTCTTCAATTTCGTCCCACTCAAGCCCTTCAAAGACTCGTCCACCTTTGCGTTCGTAATACCAGTCTCCTCTAATACGGGTGTTTCTCTCTGGTTCAGGTAGATGCTCCCATTCAGACAGAGCGCGAGCTGTTCGTTCTGGATTATCTCTGTAGTGTGGATTTGAGAGTAAAGACCAACTGTGCTTGGAAACATTGTGTGAGCTTTCTATGTATTCTTTAATGTCTTCGTCTTCTACAATAGGAGTAAATCCCATCGTAACTTCACCATCTCTATCAAATGTACGAGTCATTAATTCGGATAATAGCTTTAGAGAACGAGGCATTTCATCGACAGTAAGGTCATCAATTGCACGACCCATGACAGCGAGGTCAGATTGAGCATATGCCTTACATTCAATTGTATCCCCATTTCTGAAGGTAATTGTATCGATGTGGCGCTGGTTTGTACGAGTAATCATCTCGTTACCATCATCATCTGTGTAATACCATTCAGGAATAAAGTTCTTTAAATACATATCCCACATAGTCGAATCTACAAAGTCGTATGTAGGGCCGACTATCCAGAACACTTTTCCTTTTCCTTTGGTAGAGTCATAGGGAACATTCCATTTCTTACGATAGGGATGTGTTCTGGTTATCTTCCATGCTAAATCTCTCATTGTAGAGAATGTTTTTCCTGAACGGTTACCTGCTCTAATTAGCCTGGAAATTGATTTATCTTTAAAAAATTTAAGCTGCTCCGGGAATGGAACAGCCTTAGGTTTGTCTGGGATAAATGAGTGGATGATTCTTTCTTTCGCCTTTTCTTTGGCGTCCATCACCATGTAAATTAGCTCTCGCTGTTCAGGTGATATTTCAGCTTCTCTAGCCATGCTATAGCTCCATTATTTTTTATACTTTCTTAGTTTTATTTTGTCGGACATGGAAATACCGTGGTCACGATTCATGTTGGATTCGGCGGTATTATATGCACGTGATTTGAAAGAGGCTTGCTGTTCTTCAGGATTGTGAGAATGGTGAGCACCAAAGGATTTATGAGCTGCTACCACATTAGGGCCGGGGTCGCGTCCAAGCTTGCGCATTAGTGTTTCTCTAGCAAGCGTAACTACCTTTCCATAGCCTGTTTTAGGGTCAATAGCTATCTTACTTCTCGTCATGGAATAAGAACGATTTCCACCTTTTGTAGTCAACTTATCCTTGATAGTCATACTCATTTACCTCTTTTTACAAGAATATCCTCTAACTTAATTCTCTTCTCTCTAGCAGATTTAACAGCAGAAGAATCACCATTTCTTGCAGCTTTTCCATACATAGATTTTACATCACGTATTTTCTTAGTAATAGATTTAGTGTCAGAGAGAGATTCAAGAGGAGCTAATTTATTAATCATCTCCTCCTTCTTTTTCTCTTTCTCTGGCCTTTTAGATTCTTCTGCTTCATCAACATCAAAGTGTGCCATTATCTTTTTAGGATTAGAAGTACCTGCATGTTGCATAGTTCTCTCAAGCACTTTTGAGTAAGCATTGGCCATGGATAAAGCTCCTTAATCTTCTTTAATCTGACCAAACATCTGTAGTTTCTTTTTGAGTCTCTTCATAGGGCTATCTTCTTCAGAGGATTTAGGAGTTGATTTAGCTGAAGGAAGTGAGGTTCCATATGGTTTATCTTTGAGCATATAGTCTAGGGAATTCATTTCATCCATGCCTAATATAGCCTCAGGGTCATTACCTTTTTGAAGTAATTTACGTCTTTCTTCAGGGATTTCTTGGATTACTTTACGAACACCAGACAGGTTTACTTTGGAGTTAGGGTCAAACCTAGGATTGATAGCAGAGCCATAAATATCAGGTTTCCTTTGAGAAGTAGAGCCTAGATGCTTTGGCTGACTGAAGTTCTCTTTGTAATAATGCATTTCCTCTGGTTGAGATGTTCCATATTTCTCAGTTTCAGAATAATCCTTGCTTGGTTTATCTTTCTTACGCTCTTTAAGTTTGTAAGTGACATTTGTTTTTCCTTGAAATTCAGCCATGATGTGTCTCCTTATTTCTTGTCTTGGTGTTTATAAAATTCAACCTGCGCCAATCGCTTCTCTGCTAATTTTTTAGATAATGGTTTACTTAGGTTCTTACCTGATTCTGATTTTACTTGGTATTTATTTCCTGACTTTAATATCATTTTATTTCCTTTTTATAGCCTACTCGCCACAGGGCAAGAAGGCTGGTTAGGTGTTGGTTGTTAGGCAATTCGTACAGCTTTCATTTTATAATAGACATTCTCCGTCGTACCTGTAGCCTTAAATTTGGCGTATATGTTGGTAGTTGTAGAGGATGTGTAATATAACGTTAATTGCCCAGATCCGCCATATCCAGAGCTAATACCTATTTTTAACATGTTGGTAAGTAAGTCTCGATCAGCAAAGGTTGTCCCAACCACATCTGTAGATATACCAATCTCTAAACCTGTTACGCTTGCGTTTCCTGCTGTATTACATAATAAAAATATGAACCATGTTCCAATTGGAACAGGAAGAGCAGCAGAGGTCGTATAATCTGTAGTACCTATAGCAACTCCACTTCCACTAATGATTGTAGAAAATTGTTCCCCAATATAACCAGCCGGCACCGCTGTTCCTGTCGAATCAGCAATGATATTACGTGACCCAATTGGAAATGCTGCAAGACCGTCGGAGAAGGGGATTTGTTCGATTTCTATTGCGCCTATATTTGAAGCTATCGCAGGCGTGTATACATTAACGTTTGCAGCTATATTATGATTGCCAAATACTTGTACATATCCACCAGCAGCTAATTTAACAATACAAGAGCCTTGATTTATTGGGTATTGAATATCTTCAGCAAGCCTAGATACAGTAGAAATA